AAAAGGTACTACCCATAAATTTAAATAGCATTTTGAGGAATTTCATAACGGGCCGTACTAACTTGCCGGTCAGACCTATACCTTTTATTTGTTTAGCAATTTCTGCAAAAAAAGCAATAACTGCAATGATTGGAGCTGCAAGTAAAGCAAGACCAAATCCTACTTTTTCTTTCATCTTGTCCAGCATACTCTGGAGGAAGTCAGCGGTTTTTGAGGTTGTTCCAAGGATGCCTTCACTTATAGCTATTAACTTAGTCCACCTATCGTCATCCTCTCTTGAACCTTCAATATTTGCTGTATCTCCTTCTCCCACCATATTAGTAGTGCCTTTACCATCTGCACCAGCATATGAAAAGTTGCCGCTTTCACCCTGTACTACCTTCTTTTCACCAATGTGCATTGAATCTGCTTTAAAACTTGCAAGTCTTGCTGCTTCTTCATCCTGTCTCATCCTCAGTCCATGAGCTTTATCAGCTTCAATCTGATCTGCCCCTGCCTTTCGAAGGTCTTTGATCATGCCAGTAAATGCAGCTTTTATTTTTGAGACATCATCATCAGCCATTACTTGCCACCCTTCTTACTATTAGAACCAACATATAAACCAAACCATGCTGCTCCTGCACCTACGATGACACTTACAAATGCACTTTGAGGAGCAGTAGGTTCTGGGATTGCCATGAACCATTCTGTAGTACGCCAGAACATGATACCATATAGAGTAATCAATGCCCTGGGCCAAATGCGCCACTTGTCGATTACAGAGGAGTCAATAGTATTATACCATGCCGTTTGTTCTGTGGTACTTCTATCTACTTCAATTATATTGACTTGATCATTCTTAGTTGCCATTTTCTAGCTCCTCAATTCTATTTGAGTTGTTTTTTATATGTGTATTGTTATTTAGGGGAGTTCGGTCAAAAATTATCTTTTCTAATTTAAGAAAATCGATACGTTCATTCGGCACATAACGCCATACATAATCTCCATCTAATTCTCCACCTTTTTTAGTTACCCCAAATACGGTCTGTGATATACCTATCTTAACGATTAAGGCACGTTCTCCATCAATAAGAACATGATCACCCTCTTGAAACTGCTTATTCATGCTAAATGCAAGACCTTTGCTAAACTTAGTCGCAAAGTCTTTAACCATAAATCCAAACACAACAATCAAAACCATACCAATATAAGGCAGAATAAATTCTGTTATTTCTATCGCAGCTACATTTGGTGTTATAACGTCCATTATTGTTTAGCCTGTTCCTTCTTTTGTTCTTCTAAGTGTTCTATTAGCAACCCTATATAAACTTCCCTCTCCCAAGGCATCATATTATCCAATTCTGTTAAGCTCCAATTATGGTGTTGTATCATTGCAAAATTAGTTTTATAATAATTAGTCACAGAGTCATGAGAAAGGGCTAACCGAAAAAACTTTGAATACCCTCTATAACTACTTCACCTTTCTTTTTAGTTTTAGGATTAGTAACCTCAATAGAATGAGCAACTTTAGGCATAGTATCAAAGAAATCTGCTAAACCTTGAAATTGCTCAGTAGTAAGACTTTCAATAAACTCATTCAAATCAGATTCAGACATATCTATTTTACTATGTACAGTTTCTCCATCAAGAATCTCATGAATACATTTTTTTATCATAGTAAGAACTTCATCAAATCCTGCATTTTCTCCACCGTCCATACCAACCATATCATTAAGTGTAGGGTAGTTCATTATAATTTTAATCTTATCAGTTATACTAATTTCATTAGTGTGGCCCAATTTCTGATTCACACCAACATCATCTAGATTAAGAGAAGTTTTAACTCTAGTTTCATTATCGTCTGGGCATAGTAAATTTAATTCAATTTTCTCACCTACAGATTTACCTCGTATTCTTAGAAATAAAAATTCAACATCAAACATGGGGACATTAAATGGGTCTATTTTTTCATATGTACAGTTAAAAATAATTCCTGCTAACGCATCACGTATTTGTTTTTCATCTTCTGATTCAGAAGCCATCATTAATACTTTTTGTTCTTTAACTAAGAATGGTCGATACTTGATTTTTTCACCAGTTGATGGTTGCTCAAGTTCGTATACTTGAGACTCTAATTTAGGTAGTGCCATAATTTTTCATCCTTTATTATAATCTATTTAATATTCTAGGTATGTTTCTAGAAATATTTCTTTCCGCTGAGTTTATCACAGTTTCAAATATTCTACCCATTATATCTGGGGCTTGTTGATTTTGATCTAAGTTTGTCCAATACCTAAAAGAGAAAGATACGTTGGTTTTAATAATCTCTGTTGCTTCAGAAGCTGTTAGAGTAGTTGCTGTAATAGTTTTAGGAAACACTTCCCACAACTTCAAACCATAACGTCTTACATCTTGTCTATCTAATAGATATATTTCCATAGAACCTATGTAATCATTATAGTATCCTATGTTCCAAGTCTTTTCATTAAATGCTTGTTTTTGCCAATTTTCAAAAAATACTCTTTCATCCAAACCAGAGCTTGCTTGAAAATCAATTGCAATTTCATCTGCATAAGTTACACCCTCGACTACTTCTCTATTAGGGCCATACACATTATTATCTGCTGCTGTTGTTAGTGTTCTGCCAGGTAATATAACACTCTCTACTCTCAAAGATATATCTCTTACGTTAGAACTTCTTTCTGCATTATTAAATACATTTTCTTTACCACCACCACCTAATTTTGCTGGGCCTTGAATTACTACCTCATATCTATTTGGTACAGCATATCCTTCATTTGAATGAAATGCAGAAAGTATATCATTCATTACACCAAAAGATGTACTCTCTATAAAACTTGCAACTGTCATTAGATCATTCCCCTAGAATCAGACCATACTGATTTTGATGATGCTTTCTTAAATCTCTGTACAGGTAATAATGCAGCTATCATAAATTCATCTGCATCTATTCTGCGAAATTGCGACTTTGTTTGACCGGACAAATATTTATGTATAGTTGGTTGTATTAGTTTTATTTTTTTAAGTTTTTGATAATCAACAATCAACTTTGTACTTTCATCAAATTGTGTGTTATTAGAGAAATCAACCAATCTATCTAATAGTTTAATTCTTAATGGTAATGGTAAATAGTGAAAGTTAATTCCTAAAAAACCATCTTTGTAACGCTCTATCGGTAGAACCAGAGGAAATGTATCGTAGTAAGGAAGTTTCTTCTTGAACTTAGGATCATAGAAGAACATATTCAACTTACCAATAAATGGTTTATTATCTCTCTTACCATCTCGTATCAAATCTAAAGCAGCGGGCTTACCAAACTCTTTGATTTTATCTTTGTACCATTGGGTGGATTTTGGTCTACCACCAGCTGCATCTAGAACGCTTTTTATGAATTTTGACTGTGCCATATGACTATTTATACTTTATGTTTAGATGATCTTCTGTTAATATCTTAAACTCCATATCATTATTATTACACCATTCTGTAGCATATTTCCACTTTGATTCATTAATACCCCAAGTTTTAACTTCTCCATACCAGCCTCTGGTTTTTCTTTTCGGTTGTTTTGGTGGTGGAGAACATTGCTTCTTAGGTTTTACCTCAATAATAAACTTCTTAATAGAACCATCAGTCTGTTTAGTTTTTATGTAGAAATCTGGAAAATAACGATGTATTCTACCATCCCAAGGAGACAGATATGGTATAATAATCTCTTCACTTCCCCACTCAAGTATAGAGTTATTAGTATCACAATATACCATAAACTTTCTTTCCCATAAAGAACGATAGACTATCTTTTGTGGATTACCTTTATATTTTTGAATATTTCTTGGATTATACTTTCCTTTGTATGACATAACGTATAAATACTTTCATTAGAGTTTATAAGGATATTTATACATGCCTTTAGAAAGTATTACAAGTGCCGTCCGTTCCATAATCGCAGGAAGAAATAATTCAGCATTTGGAGGTAGTAATAGCGGCGTTGATTTTCATCGTGGCACAACTAAAGAAGGTGCTAATTCTGCACTTGGGTCTATAGATATAACTGGAAAGTATAATACCGCCATGTATTCATATCCAGAAAATGTTGGTAATGATGCAC